GATGAGTGTCTGCCAGACGTCCATCAAGAAGGTTACTTCACAGCTTCGCAAGGCGGGGCTCGCAGCCTAACTGAATACCGGCGACCACAACCGTGCCGGGTATCCTTGACTAGATACGATAATTGCCTTTCGTCTAGTTCTCAAGGTGCCCGGCATGGTCCTTTTTGTTCTTCATTACGTATTCATGGCTATGTCAGCATGGAATACTGCTTGGAAGATTCTGCTCGGACTGGCGGCCGGTGCAACGGCATTGTTGGTGCTCGGCGGATTCGTGAAGAAGGTCTTTGTTGGATGGGGCGAGACCTACGGGCGTATCAAGAAGGTAATCGATCTCGCCGAGCATGAATTGAATCACAATTCTGGATCCAGCACGAAGGACTACGCGATGTTCGGCAAGGACGCGGCTCAGTCGGCAGCGGAAGCTGCTGAGAAGGCGAGCGAGGCCGCCGAGAGGGCCGTCGAGGAGGTCAAGAGCCTGGGAGACCGGTTCGATGCCTTCGAGGCCAACATGCAGCAGCAGGTCCGCGCACAGTGGTCGGCCATCGAGTTCCTTGGCAAGGGCCACACTCCTGGGCCGATCGAACGACACGTGACGGAAGGAAACACCGATGGCAACACGCACCAGCACCCGGCAGCGTAAGGTCGAGCCGAAGGATCCACCGGTCAAGGTCTGTGACAACCATCCAGACCGGCCTGCAACCTTCTCCACGACGAGCAACGGTGCGCACCAGGAGATCAACTTCTGCGACCGCTGCGTTCCGGAGCACTGGCGATGACCACACTTCCCGTCGAGGGTCCGAACATCTCCACCTCCCGCTGCGTGTTCCTGGACGGTGAGCACCTCTTTGCAGGCCCCGATTGCCCACACCTGGAGCCGCCGAAGGACGACGAGCGTCCGGCTGGGTGGACGGTTCAGCAGTAATACCGCAGGCGGCCCGAACCCTACGCTTGTTACATGGCAAAGAAGCGCGCGAGAATCCCGACAGTGGCCGAAATGCGGCCGAAGCCTCGGGTCAAGAGCGCCTTCGAGGCTGTCCTTCTCGGCCAGGGTGATCGCACGACCCCTACGCCGAACGTCTCCCACGGCATCGACTTCGCCAGCGGCACGACCGCCAAGTCCGAGGCCTACCGGACCATGGACTACGAGACGGCCATGGCGATCCAGGCGGCCAAGGACGGGGACGATTCCCTCCTCCTGCCGTACCAGCCGACTCCGTCGATCAACCCACCTCGGCCGCGAACGCTGGCTGCAGGATATGACGCGAAGACACAGACTCTGCGGATCCGATTCCGTGACGGAGTGGGGTACGAGTACTACGGCGTACCTCCGCAGGTGTGGCGAAATTTCAAGCGAGTGAAGTCTCCCGGTCGCGCCATCAATCGAACTCTGAATCGGTATCCGTATTCGGTTGCCGACTGGTGATTCAGGATCCCATTCGAATAGACTTCTCGGTATGGCAGACACGAAGGATTTCGGACGACTCTTCTTCCACGTGATCAACATCCAGAAGGAAGGCGTACCGTTCCTTCACCGAGCATTCAGCCAGGAGATCGAGGCCCCGTTCCGTGAGGCCCGGCCGTGGGTGCTCAAGTTCTGGCCCGGCAAGGGGCTCGTGTTCGGTCTGTGGCACCGGACCGAGAAGACCGAGGAGCAGGCCCTGTACGACGCCCTGGAGGGCTGGGGGCTCGACCTGTACGGTGAGGACCTGACCGACCCAGGCGTCCGGCAGACGGTCCGTGAGAACGTCGCACGGAACACTGAGAGCCTGGACGAGGAGTGGCAGATCCTGTCCGCTCTGGGGGTCTCGGAGTGATCTTCCGGCGCAAGGGTGAGACTCCGGACCAGATCCGAGAGCGTGCCCAGAAGCGACTGTCCCGCCTGGCGACGCCAGACATTCTGAACTGGGCCGATCAGGCGGGAACAGGTATCGCGAAGGCTCTGGACGACTACCGCAGGCTCGGGGACCAGCAGTCCCTAGACGAGGCTCAGAACGGCATCTCCGCCGTTGCTGGGGCCATCGACGTGCTGAGCAGCCGCCACACCGGCTAGGCCGCAGCAACCGTCACAGGAGTGGATCCCGACAGGCTCCCCCTGACTCGTCCAGAACGCCACGTCGTCCGGATCCGGGTGGCCGATTCCGTGCGGGCACTGACGTTCCATGTGGGACGGGAAGTGGTCGGCCCTCCAGACCAGCCGCCACTCCCGCATATGATGCGGCGACGGGTTGTGGATGACACAGTGCCGACCGGCACAGTCCTTGCGCTTGTGCACGTTGGTCAGTGTGACGGGTTCCGATAGGTACACGCCCCAGTCCGGATCGGTGGCATACCCGGTCCAGGTGTTGTTCGCCTCGTTGTAGGTCATGCAAGCCAGACTAGCGAATCCATTGCGAATCGCCTAGACTCTCCGGCATGGCGAGGACTGTACAGCGTCGTGTGACCCACCAGGAGACAGTGCCCGAGCACGTGATGGGCCAGGTCAGGAGTGGGTGGTGCCTGATCGGGACACCAGGACAGTGCCGCAAGTGCCGGGTCTACTTCCGGTCAGCCAACGGGACCTGGACCAAGTGCCCCTGCGAGTGCCACTAGCTTGACCAAAGCGCTTGCGCAAGGCGTATACTAGCTTCGGTAGCACTACGACCCTAGGAGCACGCTATGGCAGGCATCCAGCGCACTGTCCACGAAACTGTGACAGTGGCCACCGACAAGGAGATCCACGTCTCCACGCTGGAGAAGGACGGTGGGCACTACACGGACATCCGCGAGTTCATCCCGTCACTCCAGCAGTACGGCCGGGGGATCACCTTCCCGGAACGCTTCACCGACCCCGTCCACATCGGATTGGGAGAGATCCTCAATGGCTGAGGCAGTAGAAATCCGCTGCCGGGGCTGCAGACGGAGACTCGGCATCGGTCCCGCCGACTTCCGGATCTACTGCGACGGGTGGTGCGCAGCAGACTACCCGGCGACGGCTGAAGAGGACCGCAACGCCCTGATCGAGGCGATCTACCAGGACCTCGGCCTCTCCAAGGCCCAGTTGTCCCGCGACTTCGGGCTGTCCCGGCAGCGCGTCGATCAGATCCTCGCACAACGAAGCATCACACCACTGGGGCCTATCGACTAACCCCCAGGGCAAAATCCATTCCGAAACGGTCATCGCTAATAAGCGGTGGCCGTTTCTTCATACCCTTGAAAGGAGAATATTCGAAGAACCGTTCAGAGGCATTGCATGTCAGACGAAACCGTTGTCGATTACGGCGACGAAACCGAAGCGGAACGCGAGGCGCGGCTGGAGGAAGAGCAGCCCGTCGATGAGTTCTCGCGTGAAGTCGTAGACAAGATCGTAGAGAAGTTGCTGATCGTCTGCGACGAGTTGTCCGGCCACCCTCTGCACGGATACCAGCGGCCGTTCGCGGAGCGGCTCTTCGAGTCCCTCATCATCGGTGACGGTGCCACCATCACGGCCCTATTCGCCCGTCAGTCCGGCAAGTCCGAGACAGTAGCCAACGTCATCGCCACCTGCATGATCATGCTTCCGGTGCTCGCCAAGGTCTTCCCGGACCTCCTGGACAAGTTCAAGGAAGGCTTCTGGGTCGGCTGCTTCGCTCCCGTTGACGACCAGGCCGAGATCATCTACTCCCGCATCGTGTCCCGGCTGACGTCGGACCGCGCGGTCGAGTTCATGGCCGACCCGGACATCGACAGCAAGCCCCTGAAGGGCAAGGGCGCGAGCATCATGCTGAAGCGGCTCGGGTCGTTCATCCGTCGGCAGACCGCCCACCCGCGCTCGAACATCGAGGGCCGGACGTACCACGTCATGGTCATTGACGAGTGCCAGGACGCTGACGAGCGCGTGGTCAACAAGTCGATCGGCCCGATGGGTGCGTCGACCAACGCGACCATGGTCTTCATCGGCACCCCGTCGTACCAAAAGGGAGTCTTTTACAAGACGATTTCGCTGAACAAGCGGCAGGCCACCAAGCGCGGTGCTCGGCAGAACCACTTCGAGGCCGACTGGCGCGAGGTGGCTAAGTGGAACAAGAACTACGAAAAGTTCGTGCGCAAGGAGATGCTGCGGCTCGGCGAGGACAGCGACGAGTTCCGCCTGTCGTACAGATTGCACTGGTTGTTGGACAAGGGTATGTTCACGACCTCCGAGCGCATGGAGGACCTCGGCGACAAGTCGATGGAGATCGTGCACGCCTGGCACAAGACCCCCGTTGTCGTCGGCATCGACCCGGCCCGCAAGCAGGACAGCACGATCGTCACCGTGGTCTGGGTGGACTGGGATCACCCGGACGAGTTCGGGTTCTACGAGCACCGCGTCCTGAACTGGAAGGACCTGTCCGGCATGGACTGGGAAGCCCAGTACGCGGCCATCGTGGAGTTCCTGGCGAACTACCGCGTGTTCGCGATCGGAGTGGACGAAGGCGGACTGGGAGACCCCGTCATCTCTCGTCTGCGCGTACTCATGCCTCACGTCGAGATCGTCGGCCTGTCGTCCCAGCGTGGCGAGCAGAGCAAGCGCTGGAAGCACCTCAAGGAACTGATGGAGAAGGGCAAGGTCGGCTGGCCCGCCCACGCCAAGACTCGTCGGCTGAAGATCTGGAAGCGGTTCAACCAGCAGATGGAAGACCTGGAACTGAAGTTCGAAGGTCCCTACGTCGTCGCGCAGGCTCCGAAGGCGGCCGACGCACACGACGACTACCCGGACTCGCTGGCCATCGCCTGCATTCTGGCGAAGGATTTCCAGGTACCGTCCGTCGAGGTATCACATTCGCCGTTCTATCAGAACGCCTGAGTTACAACCATTCGAATGGGCTCCGGGACCATTGATATATGGCCCGTAGCGAACAGTTTCACGTAGGCGCATCGCCGGAGCGCAGCGTTGCTCTCGGCGCGCAGCGTTATGCCATGCAGAACGGTCTGCATGTGCCTCAGAACGAGCACTACGGGAATTCCGTCATCGCTCCTTCCGCCACCCGCGCGATTGCAGACGCGTACGACGCTCTGCCGGACTTCGATCACCGAGCCGTTCCCGCCTTCAAGGCGATGGCTGAGGAGACCGGCCGCCAGTACGACTTCATGACCAAGCCGCGCTCGAAGGGTGGCATGGGTATCGACGTCGAGGTCACCAAGGAAGACCCGTACGGCAAGCACAGCGTCTGGGACATCGTCAACGAGGTCCGTCACGACGTCAACGAGAACGGCCGGATCAAGGTCCTGTCGACTGCCTCCACGGGCG